AAGCCCTATATTGTGTCGACCACAAAAAGGAAAATATGATTGATGTTAAACATGCAAGATGTATTGAACATAATTGTACTAAAAGACCTACTTTTAATAAACCATCAGAAACTAAAGCCCTATATTGTGTCGACCACAAAAAGGAAAATATGATTGATGTTAAACATGCAAGATGTATTGAACATAATTGTACTAAAAGACCTACTTTTAATAAACCATCAGAAACTAAAGCCCTATATTGCTTTGACCACAAAAAGGAAAATATGATTGATATTATTAATAAACGATGTATTGAACCAAATTGTATTAAAATACCTACTTTTAATAAACCATCAGAAACTAAAGCCCTATATTGTTTTGACCACAAAAAGGCAAATATGATTGATATTATTAATAAACGATGTATTGAACCTAATTGTAATACAAGACCTACTTTTAATAAACCATCAGAAACTAATGCATTATATTGTGCCGAGCATAAAAAGGATAATATGATTGATGTTAAATCTAAACGATGTATTGAACATAATTGTACTAAAAGACCTACTTTTAATAAACCAACAGAAACTAAAGCACTATATTGTACCGAACATAAAAAGACAAATATGATTGATGTTAAATCTAAACGATGTATTGAACCAAATTGTAATACAATACCTAATTTTAATCTACCAAAAGAAACAAAAGGAATTTATTGTGCAGACCATAAAAAAGAAAATATGATTGACGTTAAAAATAAAAAATGTATTGAATCTAATTGCACTAAAATAGCTAATTTTAACCTATCAACTGAAACTAAAGGTATCTATTGTGCAGACCATAAAAAGGAAAATATGATAGATGTAAAAAATAAACGATGTATTGAACCTAATTGTACTAAAAATCCAGTATTTAATTTGCCAACAGAAACTAAAGGTATCTATTGTGCATGCCATAAGACACCAGAAATGGTCAATACTAAAAAAAAGAATTGCCAACATAAAAAATGCAAAGAATTAGCTATTTTTGGATTAGCTAACAAAAGAACCCAATTTTGCATCACACATAAACAACTAAACATGATTAACCTAGTATTGGAAAATAAATGTTCTATTTTGGATTGTAATGATGAATACACTCAAATATTAAATGATACTAAATATTGCAATAAACATATTCCAGAAGATAGTCTGACTAAGGTAAAACGACTATGTAAATATTGTGATATCAAAGAAAACACCGATTATGTATGTAAGGATTGTAAGAAAATCCAAAATAAAAAAGAATGGGCTATTGTCCGTTATCTTAGAAAAGCAATAGATACTAAGTTTGAATATAATTCAAGTAAAATGCTTCAAGGATGTAGTAAAAAGCGCCCGGACATCTATTTTGAATTAAATAAACATTGTGTAATAGTTGAAATAGATGAAAACCAACACAACAGCTATGAAGATAGTTGCGAGTGCGCTAGAATAAATGAAATTGTAAATGGTATTGGTGGTCGTAGTGTTATTATCATCCGGTATAATCCAGATATCGTAAGAAATAATGGGACAATATTGAAAATAAGTAATAGTGATAAATTAGATTTACTAGTTAAGACTATAAAAGATGAGTTAGTAAAGGAATATGATACATTCGTAGTAAAAAATATTCAACTGTATTACAATGATAATTATGAAACCTATCAACCTATTAAGGAAGAAATTATTACAGATATTGTTGCATTATAATTTTTAGTATATTTTTTTAATTAAATATATTAGTATATAATAAAAGTTTATTCTAGAATAATATAATACATTATAATGGCTTCTGCTTGTTTTAAGACTAGTGATAATAAGCATCTTCAGTGCCCGCCCCGTATGCAAGATGGAAGATTTTTTACTGACTATCGTCCTAGTAATTTCATCAATGATTTAATTCGTGCCGATAATAATATTAGCAATTCTCTCCATTATCGTGTATTTCTTCAACAGAATGCAAATTCCCTAATGGATCGTCAGCGTCAGATTGCATGCACTCTTAACTGCTGTGGTCCTTGCCCAATCACCCAATCTAGCAAGGAACCCTTTGATGTTGGTACAATGGTTCCTGAACAATATATGTTCGTTACTGATGGTCGTACTACTAAATACGTTCTAAATGATATTAATGGTATTGGAACTGGACGTGTCTATAATACTTATGGTCAACCTGATGGTGATTGTAAGAATCTACCTAGTGCTTGGCCTATTGCCCAACCTCCTAACCAATGTGCATCTCCTCTAGATAATCTAAATTATCTAGGTGATGTTGACCCTACACCTACTGGTATGCGTCAGGCTATCCCTGGGGGTGGTAAAGTTCTTAATCTCTAAATGTTTGTAAATAATTAGAAAAATCACTACAAGGAACTAATTTCCAATAATAGATTTTTTTTGTTGGATTTTTTGATTGATTTTTTTTGTTTTTTATTTTATTTTATTTGTATAAAAACAGTTTAATTTCATAACTCTAGAATGATAAAATTATCGGATATAAGTAATTTAGTGTTATCTGGTGGAGGTTTATTAGGATTAAGTTATATTGGATTATTTAGATATTTAGAAGAACATAATGCCATTCACCAGATTAAAACCATTACAGGATGCAGTGCAGGTGCTATTTTTGGTACTTTTCTAGCAATTGGTTTTAAATCTGAAGAATTAATTCAAATATTTAAATCAATGCATTTTCCAGATTATTTGAATATTACTGCGGATTCAATAATTAACTTTATGAGCACAAAAGGTCTCGAATCCGGCAAAAATGTAATGACATTAATTAAAAAATGTATCAAAGATAAAACAGGTGATGAAAATATAACATTTTGCCAATTACGAGATAAATTCAATATCCAACTACACATTGGTATTACCAACATAACCAAAGCTCAATTCGAACTAGTTGGATGCCATAATATGCCAGATTTATCTGTTTACAAGGCAATTAATGCATCAATAGCTATACCATTTATATTTGAACCAGTAGTTATTAACGATGATATATATTGCGATGGTGGTCTTCTGGATAACTTACCAATAGAATATATTCTAAAATTAATTACTAATAACACAACAAATTCTCATGAAATAAATGAAAATGAAAATGACAATGACAATGACAATGACAATGACAATGACAATGACAATGACAATGACAATGACAATGACAATGACAATGACAATGAAAAAACAATAGATTCTAGAATTGGAGTAGATACATTAGGTATCTATTTGATGAATAATTTTAATACGTTAAATAGCACAAATTATCAATCATCACCATTATCACATTATCTGGCTGCAATAATGCATACTATTTGCAATGAATTTATTACTAATAAGATTAATAATGAATTAAAAGATGAAAAAATTAAAAATAGATATAAAATTATTGTGTTTGAAATACCTTGTGATATTATGACATTTATTAAACTAAACGCAACTCATGAAGATGTAGAAAACATTATAAATATTGCATATACTACCACCACTAAATCATTAATTTAATTCGAATGAATCAATTAATTCAATTATCACTAACTAGATATTTACGAAGACCTTCAAAATTACGTTCACCTCCATATTCAACCTGGGTACCATCATCCTTAATAAGTTTTACTGTTGGATACCCACTTACATCATATTGACGACCTAGTTCCTTATGAGCTTCGCAATCGACCATTTCTAAACGTAGTTTTTTACCATCTTTACCAACCTTACCATTTAGAGCTTTCATAGCTTTTTTGTAATCAGGCTTAAAATGTTGGCAATGAGGGCACCAATCAGCATAAAATAGAGCAACAACACACTCACCCTTTGCAGGTGTTAGATTCGGTTTAATACTAGTAGTTTCAATTAATGTATCTGACATTTCACGTTGTACATTATCATCATCTACTGCCTCAAAACCTTCTCGAGATTTATTTTTACGCATATAATATAATGCAACTACTATTGCAAGAAATAATACTAATAAACCTATTAAAGCCCAAGTTTGACGAGATTTGGGAATAGTCATAGCCATTTTCATTGATTTGGAATTATTATTACTTGGCATTCTAGAACTGTAAACTGTAAATTAATCTTATTATTTAGTAATATTTTATTCTAGATATTGTTTTATTCTAGATATTGTTTTATTCTAGATAGTTTAGTTTTGTATTTTTCAATTTAGGAAAAAAATATTAGTAATAAAAAATGAATTCAATTTTGAAAAGGAAAATTACAGATACATTACACCTAAATAATATATGTAAAAGACTAAAATCGTCAATCCCAGATAAAAATACTAAAAATATCAATTCACTTATAGATTTACCTATAAAACAAAATAAACATAGAAAACGCAAAATAAATATTCCAGAAAACAACAATTTAGTTCAAACACATCTACACCATCTACATCATTCTGCTAGAAAAGAACAGATTCCAAAACGTATTCGGGAAATGGTATGGAGCACATATAATGGTGAAAAGTATTCTAACAAATGCTATGTTTCCTGGTGTAATAATATTATTAACGTTTTTAATTATCAAGTAGGGCACGATATACCAGAATCTAAAGGCGGAACATTAGACTTATCCAACCTTAAACCAATATGTGGCAACTGTAATCTTAGTATGGGCAACAAATATACTATTACCGAATGGAGTACATTAATCCCTTCTAATAATACTAATACTACAACTACCACCACAATAGATAAGCAAATATTAGAAAAAGAAAAACTACCTGAACCAAAAGAACTTATACAATCTCATATAAATATTATGAAAACAACATTTAACAATAGTAAAACAATTACAAAATCATTAACTAAAATAGAAAATATTCTAGAGGAACAAAAAAAACAATTATCAGAAAATACTAACCAAACTAACCAAACTAACCAAAATAATAATAAATCCAATAAATTTATTACAGTTGCACTTCTAATGGTAATCATCCATATTTTATGTATCTAGAACCTAGAACCTAGAACCTAGAACATAAAGCATCTAAAAATCCAATTCAATATCATTATTACCCTCCGACATAGTCATTACATTCATATTAGTAGTTGATGATGTACTAGACATAGTTTTTGGCTTCTTTTTTCGCTTATTTTCATTATAAAATGGACTATCTTTTCTATTCTCTAAATCTTCAACATAGTTTTCAACATTTTCACCCCTTGCAATAATATCACGACATTTATTAATAACACACCACACATCACACAAACGTGGTATATAATCACCTTCATATGTTTTCTGGTCATATACTACTGTCTTTTCACTATATACCATCAAACGCCAATATTTTACTTCTTTGAATATAAATCCATTTGCGAATTGTTGGGAATTTGTATCTACTATCCATTTTTCTATTATTCTAGCATCATATGTGTTTCCTAAAGGATATAAAATGTATTTATTACGAATATCATTCTCTGCAATAGTCTTCTGATACCACACTACTAACCCTTTCTCATTACCAAAACGTGTTAAATTTTCCCAGGGAATATTCTTATTCTTCACACGGGATTGCCAAGTAGGATTATTAGTATCCAATTTATCCGCCAACATATCCTCCAAAGTTGCATATGGCGGATAATTTGATGTCCCCTTACACAAAAGCCCTTCTGGCTTTCGACAATATTTATCTACTATTGTTGTTTCCACAAAATCACACACCGGCAATACCGTAGTATATTGTTGTTGCAATATCTGCACCATATATTCTGGCTTAACCTCATTATCTATCTCTCGTGAATATGGATTCTTAATCTCCAACAACCGCCCATATTTCGCTTGACATTCAAATGTATTATCTAAACATTCCACTACCATACCATCAGGACTAGCACCAATACAACTAGTTGCTGATGGCAATATACCATGCTCAAACACTCGCACCTTATTACGCGATTCATAAATTGCCCGTGTTATATCCTCATAAGTATTCCCATGCATTAATGGTGGGGCTGATGAATTTACATAATTTTTTAATCCTATTTTAATCTTTAATGAATCTAATGCCCTAGAAACACCACACTTCTTTAAAAAATAACCAGCATCACTAGCAGATATCATATCCTCACGCAGTCTAAACCATTCTGGACTCTTCTGTTCTACAATTGGAATACTTTCTATCTCACTAATACGTTTTATAATATGTGGAATATATTCCTCTTGCATTTTAGTTATTAAATAAGTATCAATTATTTCATTCTGAATAGTAGTATTATGGGGTGATTGTTGTACTAATTGCCGAAGTGTTTCACGATAACGATTTAATGAATATTTATATACACCATTATACATATTATTCACTAATGGAAATTGAATAGACTTTGATAAATCATCTAGATTTTGCTTATACGACATTTTATATAATATTTTACCTTAGTTTTTTACCTATTCTTTCCTTATTCTAGTTATGGGATTCTTTATATTACATTTTATTGATATTTATTCAAGTGTTCGCAAATAATATTTATAATTAGTAGATAATTAGTAGATAATAATTAGCAGATAATAATCATATAATAATCATATAATATGCCTACTAGAAAACATATCAAAAAACATACTAATAAAACTATCGATTTAACTAAAAAAAGAACTAGTTATTCTGGCAGATGTATATTAGTTCCATTAAACAAAATTAATCATATACAATTGAACCAGTTAGCAATGATAACTAAAGATAAGGAAGTTATGAAATATATTGGTCGAGGTAATACTTGGTCTATCGCAGAAATAAAACAATTTATGAAAGATGAAACTCTAGAAAGCAAAAAAACAATACAAAAACGCCAATATTATACTTTCGTAATGCTTTATAATAGTGAGGTAATTGGGTTTATTGCCGGACGTAAGAATAAGAATTTATTACCCAAAGATTGTTCCCCACACGATTTACTTTTAAGAATGTTTATATCACGTAAACATTCTGGTAAAGGATTTGGCAAATTAATAATCAAATTATTTATTACACATTATGCTAGAATACTCAGAACTAGTAAATCTAGCAAATCTAGCAACATAAAGCAAACTGGTTCTATTAAATTGATTTCAGACATTGATAAAGATAACATAGCTAGCATTAAAATACATACTGGCAACGGTTTTATTCATACTGATACTATTACATATCCTAATAAACATATCTACCAACGCTATGAATTTATTATCTAGAAAAACATTAGTAATAGTGATAAGTAAAGAAATGCTAAAACAAACAAAAAAACATTTATCCCTTAATCTATCATTAGCATCTCAACACAAAACAAACGTAAAACGCAACAAGAAAACCAAAACCACTACACTACAAAAACAAAAACAAAATAATACAGATTATCCACTTTATAAAAACAATTACAAACTTAATACATCTAGAATACACAATATCATTAAAACATCTCCCACCCAAATAAAAGTATTTCATACACCACCTACAGGTTATAAAAACTATCCACCTAACAAATTTCAGACATTAGAATTATCACATGATACGAGAAAATCTAGATTTTATATTATCAAATCATCTTGGAACGATAATCTAGAATTAAACAGTCTAACCGATTATTTTACTGAACCTTGTCGCATTCAATGTACCTTTAAAAAAAATCTATCACCCCTAGAATATTGGAACAAAAATAAACCAGGTATTCTAGCATCTCTTAAAAAGAAACATTTGAAAATAAATAATTTTAATCTACGAGAAGAAATGTATTTACGCAACAAACCCTGCAACAACTTTCGCATATCCGTTTGCCTAGAAGTACTTAAATTATTCAAACCCAAAAAATGGTTAGACATATCCGCGGGATGGGGCGACCGTCTCCTAAGTGCATTACTATATGACCCCCTAGAATTATATTGTGGTGTTGACCCCAACCCTTGTTTACATCCATATTATCAAGAAATGATTAAAACATTTAATTCCACACAGAAGAAAGAAACAAAACAAAGGGAATTTATACTAATTCAAGATGGTTTTGAAACTGCAAATTTACCCAACACCAAATTCGACCTAGTATTCTCCAGCCCACCATTCTTCGACCTAGAAATCTATTCCAACGCAAACTCAGATTCATTAATAAAATACCAGGGAAACGGCGAAGAAGGTTGGTTTAATGGTTTCCTAATACCATCACTTTATAAAGCACACGAATATTTAGAAAATGGTGGGTATTTGGTATTATATATGGGTGAAGCACAAGGAACTGCATATATTCCTAAAATGATAGAATTAATGGATGCTAGAATGAAAAATGTAGGTATGTTCTATTATACTGATGGTGCTAAGATAAGAGAATTCTTTTGTTGGCGTAAAGAATAAAATAATTAATGATTATTACAACATAAAAAACATAAAAAACATAAAAAACATAAAAAACATAAAAAACATAAACAACATAAACAACATAAAACAACATCAAATTATTTATTAAATCCATTGCAAAAATCAATTTAGGAATGCCAAATAGAATTAAACCTAATATAAAACCGCTATCTAATGATAGTTATATAGGGATTACAGAATTATCATTCTTTCATTCAAATATAGATGAATTACCAGATGATTTATATAAATATACTGAATTAGAAGATTTACGATGTGGTGAGAATGAAATAAGTGAATTACCATTATTGCCAGCTAAAATAAAAATATTGAATTGCGAATATAACCGTATTTCACGATTAAATAATTTAATACAATTACAATGTTTAGTAGAATTAGATTGTTCAATAAATAAAATTCGGGAGTTAAATAATTTACCAGCAACATTGAAAAAATTAAATTGTTCTAGTAATCCTATTACAGAATTAAACAATTTACCATTAGGATTGGAAAATTTAACGTGTGATGGTATATTTGTATCACAATTAGATTATTTACCACCAAATTTACAAATATTATCTTGTAGTGGTTGTAAAATTCATAGTTTAGACAATTTACCATTAAAACTAAAAGTTTTGTTCTGTGGTCGAACAAAAATAAAAACATTAGATAATTTACCACCGGAATTACAAGAATTATGGTGTTATTGTAATAATATAACAACATTGGAAAATTTACCAAAAAGTATATATAAATTGCATTGTAATGAGTGTGATTTATCTAGAATCGATAATTTACCAACTGAACTTAAAACTCTATATTGTATACAAAATCCTCTTTGCCTAGAATTTATTAATAAATTGCAAATGTTAAAAACGGATAATAATGAATATACAATTAAATGGTAATAATTAATGCAATTAAATTATGATAAAAATGCAATACTATTTAATTTATATAATTTTTATCTTTTTATCTTTTTATATTTTTATCTTTTTGGATTTTGTTTTCTATTGTTATCATATATTTTGGTTTAGTATCACAATAAGTTTTAAATATTTTATCCATTGTCATATCTAAAAATCCATAATTAGTATTAGGTTTACAATGATGGATATCATGTAATTCAACATATCCACCAAAAAATTTACGATTAAATAACCATTTATGAATATATAAACTTTCTGGATGTGATCTAGCATTTTTCACTAAATGAAATGACGAATGACATATTTCACCCGAAATTACTATCCACAACAATACTACCACAACATTAACAAAATAAAATAATGATGTTAAATAATAAACACATCCTAATAATAATATTATTGGGGTTGCAAATATTAATTCTCCACCTGTTTTAAACCAACCATTATCACTATCATTATCACTATCACTATAACATATTTTATGCAAATTATTTAATGGAAAATCGGTTTTATGATGACCTATATAATGGATTTTATACAAAATACCACTATATTTACAATGTAATAATCTATGATACCAATAATATAATAACAATAATCCATAATAATTAATTATTCCATACAATATTATTTTACTTAATAATAAATACATTTTATTATATATTTTTCCTAATCTATATTTTTTAATCTATATCTTATGAACTCTTTATATTGGAATTACTATAATAAAGCCAGAAATCTTTAGGTGTTGTATATGTTGATTCTAGCATAGGTAATAAAAAGCCTTTATAAATAACATCTAACATTAATTTTGAGAATTCTATTCTTTTTTCAGTAGTATATTTTTTAAATCCTATTCTATCATTGATTTCCATCAACACTACCTCATTATTATCCCTCACTAGAAAATCACATCCAAATATTTCAAAAGCATTTTGTGATTCTGGATATGGTTTTGCAACACCGGAAAACATTTTCGCAACCAACAACATACACGCCCTCATATTAGGATAAACATACTTATTAAACCGGGTTTGCAATTCTTTAGGTAAATCGTGTGGGCAGATATAATCCTGGTCAGTAGAACCAAAATGCGTATCATGGATATCGTGATTACTATAATCACTATTATGATATGGTTTTAATGCCTGATATAATTCATAGAAATCTAGAAATTTAGCAACATACTGGCCAGATACTACCCCTGCTATTAGATAAGTTCGTAAATGAAATTTACGATTCTGGAATAATAAAGGGTCAGTTATATATTTACTTATAATCACTTTTTCATAATTTTTGGAGTTTGTTAATGCTTCATTAAAAGTTGTACGGTTATGTACAACTACAATACCTTTTCCACTAAATGCTCCTGTACCTGCAGGACGTACAATAAATACCTCTCTAGAATTTATTACCCGAGAAAGAAATTGGTTTGGATTTTGTTTGAAATTCCAAGTTTGAGCCATATATGTTAAACATTCTTTGGGATAATGTTTATAGAAGTTGTTATATAGATTTGATTTGTTGGAAATAAATGTTTTAGTATCAGATAAAATATTAGTAATCCAGGAATGAGTGTTGGAATATTTAGTGTCATATTTATAATTTTCTAAATGTTCCCGCCATAATAATAAAGGTTTATTGTTTGGGTCTTGTGTTTCTAGAAGACCATATTTTTTTAATCTAGATTGTAAAGATGTAAATATAAGACTATCTAGTTTTCGAGTACTTAATATATAAGAATTGCTGAAACCTTTTACTATTGATTTAGCATTAGTTTTTGTCAGTTTATTAGATTCTATTTTACTAGATTTGCTAGATTTGCTAGTGTGTGTTCTAGACGATATTCTGGTGGATGTAGGTATTCCAATTGTGTAGGAATATAAATTTAATTCATTATCAATCTTATTAATATTGTGAATAAAATTAAAACCATATTCTAGATGTGCTGTATTAAGTGCTTTATCGTGTTTTTCAACTAAACTATATAATAAGTTGGTTTTGGTGTTTAGTAATTTATTAAGTTTTTGATATTTTATAATTATTTCTTTCAGGATATTTTTATAAGTACTCCCAGAATGAGATACATCTAAATTTAATTTTATATTTAATTTTATATTTAATATTATAGTTGCATTTCCATATTCTGTTTTACCAATAAATACATAACCAATAAGTTTTTTATCTAGAATAATAAGATACACTATAACCCCATGATAAGTAAAATGTTTAATAGTTGCAATATATTTTTCTGTTTTTTTAATTTTTTCAAATTCTGGCTTATATTTATCATCTAGATTATTATGGTCTATTAATTCTAGAACCATTCTTTAGTATATTGCTTACTATTTTCTAATATTTACCAATAATTTATTCTAGCAGATGATAAATTTTAAAATTGAAATACAAAAGTATATTAGTATAAATTAAAATTATAATTCCTAGAAATATTACATACTACATATTACAATTACTATGGATATTGAAATCATTGCTACTAGCAACAATAACAACACTGAAACTCTAGTACTGGATGAAATGGAAGAGCCAACTATTCTAGAACATTATAATCAGAAGATTTTATCTAAATCTGATATTTATAATGTAATTGATAAAGTATTTACTAGTATTATGGATTATTTAACTGAACATACCGAATTTGAACATATGCGGGATGAAGTAATCAATCAACGTATGCGTGCTATTACAAAGGAAAAATATACAGTTCATATTGAAAATACTATTGATAATTTCATTAAATTTCTTAATCAAGATGAAAGTATTCTAGAATATATCGAGGAAAATGGTAAGCTTATTTATGGTACTGGAGATGATATTGATGAACTTATTTATCAAAAAGTTTATATAGAAACACCTTATATATATGATATTGCACAAGGTTGGCTAAGCTGGGATAATTATCGCTGTCATTTCTCAAACAATAATAATTTCCTAGGTCAAGAGGTACTAACTAATGATATTATTAAGTTTGTTTTCGAACAATATGGCAACAGATTTGAATATCTAGAGGCAAGTATAGACAATAACCTAGACAATAACCTAGACAATAACCTAGACAATACCGTAGAAAACAATAATGATGATAAACAAGAAAACGAACCAGAACAAAAAAATAATGAAGATTGTATTATTTTCTAGAAATCCAATTCAATTTCTAAAAGCAATTTAGATTTGCGTTGAGTTTTAACTGTCTTTTTTTCTTTTACATTTTCTACAGCATTAGAGAGTTCTTCAGTAATAGGCTTTAATTTGATAGCATCTTGCAATACTTTACAATTTGCATCAAAATTCATAACATCCTTATAAAATTTACTAGGTTTATTTAAATGCGCTTTTACTTGTGTTTCTAGAAAAGTCTTTAAAATATCTTCTCCATGTGTGGATTGAATAATTTTAAGATACTCAATTAGCTTCCAAATTAATTCTAGCCGAGGTAAATAATTCTTTTCAAACAATTCTGCATCATATTCCACAGTCTGCTCACTATATTTAGCAACATACCAATATTGCACTGCAATACTATCCCTATTTACTCCAGAATTAATTAATTCATTACGTTGTTGAATTATCCACTCTGTTATAGTTTCTTTTTCATATTCAATATTAATTGGATAAATTACAACTTTAATCTCACCAGTAATACTTTTATAACTAAGTAAAACACCTTTTTCCATACCTTTGGAATTCAAATTCTTCTGTGGTAGATTAGTATTATATAATACTAAATTACGTCCTGTTTGTGGTAATTGCTGTGGTGTGGGTGGTATATCTGCTAGCATTTGGTCTAATGTTTTATAGGGTTGGAATCCATTTGCAATAGTGTCTGAATTAACATTTGAACCAACAATATTAGTTTTAATAAAATCACAAAGAGGG